TGGGGATACGTTTTGGTGGAGTTGATACAGAAGTTACTCTTCGACCTGAAGGTATTACTGGATCAATAGGACGATTGCCTCTAATCCGCAGGGCTAATGAAGCATTCGGTGCATTTGGTGACATGCTAAGGCTTGCTACGGCTCGTGCAGAAATCATGGAATACATGAGGCTGTCTGGAAAAACATTTGATGAACTTGTTGCAGATGGGACAGCGCGCAAAATTGGAGCCGGGGTAAACGGTATAACTGGCTGGACACCAAACGGAGTTGCTGGTGTATTCGGCGACATGCTGTTGTTTGCCCCAAGATTCTTTAGGGCAAGAATTGAAACGCTACATCGTGCAATGAAAGGCATGGATGTTGACTTTTTAGTTGATGCCCTTCCGTTTGACAGGCAGATTAGGCGAAATCTAAATATCAACTACGGCATCAGGAACAGTATTGAAGCAGACCAGTTGATTGCACGTAGGGCTGTAATGAAGTTGGTATCAACAGGTACGCTTATTACGGTTGCAGCCAACGAAGTATTGGGTCAGGAAACAGATTTCCAGCTAATGAAAAACGGCAGGATGAATCCAAACTTTATGTCCGTCAGGTTGACAAAGCTTGGTGCGCCTAGAGACTGGAATATCTTTGGTCCTTACAAATCACTGGCTGCGCTTGTCTTAGCATCAAGTGGTGCTGCTTGGGAGAAAGACCCTCAAAAAGCATTAGATGCGTGGCTCAATTTGTCCTCTCCAATTGTCGGAGATATTTTTGAGTTCCTGAATTTCCAAGCGTATGGCGAGTCTAGGTTTGGCGAAACCCTTCCTGAGTACATAGCGGAGAGTCACATTCCATTTGCGCTTCAAGAAGTGCCAAACATTATCAAGGAAACTTCAATAGGTAATCCGAAAGACGCTTTTGGTGGCGCGCTTTCAATAGGTCTTGAATTTGTCGGTGAGCAAAGTAACGCACTTTCCCGGTCAGATATTTTGCAAGATTATGTTCGTGATCTGTATAAGTCGGGAATTGTTTCTGCCGACAACTATGACGAACTTGAACCTTATGAAAAGAACGATGTAAAAGATTCGCTTGTTGCAGAACTAGACAAGTTTGAAATTGAAAGCGCAGCTACTGGCAAACCTTTGAGGCGGTACTTTGCGACAGTTGACATTATCAACCGCAGAAGAGATTCGATGCTTCAGGAAGCATTGATATTTTTCAACGCAGGGCGACGTAGTGATGGCAGTGAATACACTAACCGAGATTTTATAAATGACTACTTCGACATCATTGACGATGCACGAGAGCGTAAAGAGCAAGTAGAAGAGACTCTTGGGATTGAGTGGAAAGATAAAGTCATAGCAGATGATGATCTTGAAGCAAAGGCACTTCAGGCTTGGAACGAGGCTCCATCTAAATCCCTAACCGCAGCAGGAAACTACTTGCCTGACAGGGTCAAGGTGTTGCGAAACAAAGTTCTACGAGATTACCCAGAGCAAGTTGATTACATTTTGCGGAATACGAATGACACTCCTTTGCCTCAAGGATTTGTAGAAGCACTAGAGCGAGCCGGGTTGAAATCAACAGTTGAAAACATTAGGAAGTCTGAAGCTGCACGACTAGCACAAGGGGCACCACCGATTCCTTTTGTCCCTTCCGAGACACTAATTTCTCCTGAGCAGCCAGTCGGTGTTCCTCAAGTAACAAGCGCAACACAGCAAACTACTACTGACGTGCCACCAGATGTCTTACGAACAAGGCAACTACTTGCTCCCTAATAAATCTCTATCGTATTATTTGCAAACCTAAATAAGAAAGTGTGCCATCTAACGGTGTCATATTTTGGAGAGAAAACATGGTTACTGAGACAAACGATCAAGGAACAGAATCTACGGTAGAAGTTACCGAAATCCCGCTGAAGATTGACGAGACAGTAGAGGCTCCTGCTCCAGCAGAAACGCCTGCTTCTGACACCGTTGATAATTTATCGGAACCGGATAACTCACCTATCGGGGTTCCTCCTGCTCCTGAGCCTCAAGCCGACACTACTACAGAATTAGAACCCACCCCTGCGCCAAGTGACGAGTTCCGCAAGTACCAATCTGCTACCGATAAACGAATAGCAGAAATGGAAACGGAACTAGCCAATGAAAGAGCAGCGCGCCAGAAAGCCGAACAACTTCAAAATTCTTCTAACTTAGAAGCTGAAGTAAATCTCTATACGCAGCAAGTAACCCAAGCACTGTTGAATCAAGGTTTGGATGAACAAACTGCTATGCAGATGGCTCGTCAGCAAGCTGCTCTTGCAAAAGAAGCATACGTTGCAAGGCAAGAGGCAAATCAAGTTGTAAATAGTTCAAGGCAAATGCAGAGCGAGTTAAATACTCGTACTCAACTTGCTAAAGCGTATGAGTTATCGACTCAATACGGTGTCTCATATGCTGAGTTACAAGACTTGCCTGACCCTGTAACTATGGAAAAGCATGCAAAAGCTTTGGCAGCAATCAAAAAGTTGGAAAACAGGGTGCAACAAGTTACCCCTGCTCAAAGCTTGAACAGTGCAAATCCAGCATCGGATGTGGCTCCTACTAATTCTGAAGAAGTTTTAGATAGATACAACGCAGGTGACCCTGCGATAACTACAGAGATGGCAAGAATAGCTTCTAAAAAGCTAGGCTTTTCTATCTTTGATTGAGGTAAATAAAAATGGCTAGCGTACAAACGAGTACAACTGGCAATCTCCAGAATATGTCTCGTATCATGCTTGCACAGGCACGATACACGGAAGAGCATAACGCCCCATTGGTAGACCTTGTTGAGAAGTTCAACCTAGGCAAGGGCGAGTACAAGCTTGAGATTCCTAAAGTTGCACAGATGGATGCCGAAGACCTCGTAGAAGGTCAGGACATGATCGACAGTGAGGACATTGATGTCTCAACTGTTACTGCAACAACTGCTGAAGTTGGATTGAAAGTAATTATTACTGACACACTTCTTCGCCAGAACAACGAAGATGTTTACAAGATCATTGGTCGCCAGATGGGTGACGCTATGGCTCGTAAGAAGGACACGGACATCATTGCCCTGTTCCCTTCTTTGAACGGCGGATCACCTTTTGGTGATGACAACATCAACTTGAACTTGGCAAATGCTTCTGCAATCATTGCAAATGCAAAGTCACAGAAGTTTGGGAGTGATGTCTATGTAGTTCACCACCCAAATGCAATTTGGAACCTTGCAACTGACATTGGAAACACTCTGGCAACTTACCCGCTGCCTGATGCTTTCAACAAGCCTGCTGTTAAGGATTACTACTCTGGCGTTAAGCTTTCTGGCGTTCCGTTCTTTGAAGACGGAAACATTGCCAAGATTAGTACGTCTGATTCAGGCTACGGTGTAATTGCCGACAGGACTGCAATGGGGCACTTGTCTGCAAGTGGTCGTACCGAAGAGCGTGAGCGAGACGCATCGCTTCGTGCTTACGAGGTTGTTGTAACTGAAGACTACGCAGTCTTTGAAGTCGACGACACTCGTGGTGCTGCTATCCGATACGAAATCGGCGACCCTGCAACTAACAACAGCTAACTAAAAAGAGGGGGCTTTTAGTAATGGTTTCTAGGAAAAGTAGGATTGAAATGTCTGTAGGTGGGGTAAAGAAAATCTCACTATGGAAGAAAGCAATAATTGAGGGAGAAGAAGTTTGGGAAGAGCATCCTAATCTTCCAAAAACTTTTCTTCCGTCCTACTTGAAAAGAGGCTTTGTTGAAAGCCCCCCTAAGCCTGAGCCAAAGGTGGAAGAAGTAGTGGAAGAAGTAAAAGAAAAACCTTCTACTTTTTCTGAAGCTGTTGCGTCAGGTACACTAACCACAGACAGTTCTTCTTTGAGAGTAAAGAAAAAAGTAGAGCAGTCTAAAAAGGTGTAACGATAGACCGAGCCTTTTAATATCGGACTATCGCAGGATTACAAAGCCTGTAAACAATGAGGTAAATAGTTATGGCATTTCCTACAGTCGTTCAGGGTTCGCCCGGATACGACAAGACCGCCACTACAACTCAGAAGCATCGTCTTGGAACAAAGATGACGTTTTCTGACGGGCGAGTTTTTTACTACTCTTACGCAGCGGAAGCAATTACTGCTGGCAAGCTAACAATGGGGTCGCAGACAGCTTCTGACCACATCAAAGACCTTGCTGTCGCAGAGGCAGTTGCTATTGGAGCAAACCAGATCAAGCTAACTAACGGTGGCTCTACTGCTATCACAGGCAGTGGCAAGTACACAGGTAACTTTGGGACTCGTGGTGACTATGTAGATGGCTACGTTTTCATCAACGATGTAACTGGTGAAGGTCAGATTTTCCAAATCGCAGACCACAGTGATGCAGCTACTGGTGAAACATTGACCATTGATCTCTACGACAATGACTCTGTTCAGACTGCGCTAACCACTTCTTCACAGGCAGGTATCCACAAGCCTGTTGGGCATTCTGTAGAAGTTTGGGACGCAGATGACATTGATGGTCCAGTCTTGGGAGTACCAACTCACAACATTGCTTCTGGTGAATACTTCTGGAACCAGACCGCAGGACCAGCAGCCGTACTTACTGCTGGAACTGTGATACTTGGTAACGAGGTTTACAGTTCTACCGATGGTGCTGTAGGTCCATCTGCTGCTAGTAACGCTGTAGAGTGCAGAGTAGGAACGGTTCTTGCTGTTGGCGCAGACACTGAATACTCTTTGATCGACCTTCAGATCAGGGCATAAGTTTTAGAGGGGGCTAACTTGGCGAAGCAGCAAATATGGTTACCTGTGTCTGCAGGTAGAAAAGCAGGGCATCGTCAGGTTAGCCTCTCTAAAGATGTTGAACGTATAATCGGTCAACCATATGAAGAAACCTTTGATGTTGGGAGTGGCAAGAGTGTTTACATTCCCGGAGCATCAAGGCTTGAAGGACACCAATTAGAGGAACTCCTTCACAAAGAACGAGAAGTTGCTGAACAAGAAGCAAAAGCTTTTGCAAGGCAACAGTCAACCCATCCGGTTAGCAAGGAAAAACTAGACGACTTAAGAGGTGGTCTAAAGTCCGTGGCTGACTGGAGAAGAAAGCGTAGATCAAACAAGTAGGTAAATCGTGGCTGCATTTCAAAGCAGAACTAGAGAAGAGATTAGGCGTTCTATTGCCGCAAATTTAGATCAGGTTCCAGCTAGTTCTGCAACAGCAAATGGGGACACAGTAACACTTGTTGATGCCAACTACATAGGCGGAGATGACGAGTTCAACGGAGGGTGGCTTGTCTTCACATCTGGAACCAACGATGGTCTTATCCGCCGGGTAACTGATTACGCTAGCAGTACAGGCACATTTACTTTCAAGCCTGCCGTTGCAGCTTCCACAGCTACTAGCGATACCTACGAATACTGGCGCGCTGAGTATCCGCCTGACCGAATCCATGAGTTCATCAATCAGTCGATAATTCAGAGGACTCCTCGTGGTCTTGTTATCAACGAAGACATATCTAACCACGGGCATATAAAAGATAGTCGTTACGACATTCCTTCAGGGATGGTAGCGGTAACACAAGTAGATTACCGTCACCATTTTTCTGGGGAGCAGATTCAAGACGCTAACCTTGTTTGGACAGAGCAAGTTGATGGCGACGTAACGATGACCAAAGACACGCAAGACTTCAAAGCAAACAATGCGTCTTCTCGTCTTTACATAAGTGGTTCTGTTTCTTCTGGAGACATCCTTGCGTCACAAGCTATTGGCTCAAAAGACCTTAGAAGGTATGACGCTGTTGAGTTTTGGATCAAGTCCTCTACTACTACAGCAGCAGGCGACATCACTCTGTGTCTAAGCAGTGCAGCAAATCTAGGGGATATAAAAGAAACTCTCTCAGTTCCTGCACTGACTGCGAGAACGTGGACTTACTGCCGGGTTTCGCTAGCAAACCCTGAAGAAGATGACGCAATTATTTCTGTTGGACTCAAGTACGCAACGACTGGTGCTAGGTACGTTTGGATAAACGACATCAAGGCTGTCGAAACAGAGTCTGCCGTATATAACAGGTTGTGGTCTGGAACTTACCGGGTAGACAGAGAGTCAAGAAAAATCTTTTTGTCTGAGTCTGCAAGAAAAGAAGTAGGCTACAGCTTAGTGCGCCTTATTGGGTACAGCCTTCCGTCATTGCTCAGTAGTGATTCTGCTACTTGTGAAATAGACCCTGACTTGGTAGTCGCTCGCGCTACAAGCAAAGCCTTGTTTAGCCTTGCTAGAGGACGTACAA